GGCTTTAGCAACAAATACAACAGCATCAAACAATACAGCAGTTGGTTATTTTGCCTTATTATCAAACACCACAGGTACAGGAAACGTAGCTGTAGGCTCGGGTGTTTTAGACGCTAATACTGACGGAGATTACAACGTAGCAGTTGGTAATGGTGCTTTAGGCTCTGAGACAAGAGGTAACTTTAGTACAGGTATAGGGCATGGTGCGCTTAATAGCCAAAACACCACTAATGATACTGATATGTACAATACAGCGGTTGGATATTTGGCAGGTACATTAGTAACCACAGGCATTCAAAATACGCTCATTGGTGGTCTTGCGGGGGATGCTCTTACTGATGCTGATTACAATGTTGCAGTTGGTTATGCAGCACTTACTACAGACACCCTTGGCAGTCGCTCTGTTGCTATTGGTTATGAGGCGTTAGAGAACCAAAATTTTACCTCAGCAACAAATTCCTACAATGCGGCGATGGGTTATAACGCTGGTAAAAACGTAACCACAGCAACAGGCGTAACCTTAATTGGAGGCTTGGCGGGTGATGCGATTACTACAGGCGCTAATAATGTCGCAGTGGGTAATTATGCTTTAAGTGGTACAACTACAGGTGCTCAAAACACAGCGGTAGGTACACAAGCATTATTAAACAACACTACAGCAAATGATAATACTGCTGTGGGAATGAACGCTTTATTCGCAAACACCACAGGTACTTTTAATGTTGCAGTAGGTTCAACATCACTAGATGCAAATACTACAGGTTCTAATAACAACGCTTATGGTTATGGAGCTTCAGGTGCCAACACTACAGGCGCACATAATAATTCTTTTGGTACATTAGCTTTAGCTGCTTGTACAACTGGTGGCTATAACGTAGCTATGGGTAGTAATGCTTTAGCTGGTACTACTACAGGTGTCCAAAATGTAGGTCTTGGACATGGTGCTTTAGCAGCAAACACTACAGCATCTAACAACACTGCTGTTGGTTTTGAGACTTTGAAGTCAAACACTACTGGCACAAATAACACGGCGCTAGGAAGTGAGGCGTTAGAACTTAACACTACAGGCATTCAAAACACCGCCGTGGGTGCTCTATCTTTAGACGCTAATACCACAGCGTCTTACAACACTGGCTTTGGTTTTGGAACTTTAAGCGCAAACACCACAGGCGCTTCTAATGTTGCGGTGGGTAATAATGCAGGAACCGCAGTAACCACAGGCATTCGTAACACCCTCATTGGTGATCTTGCAGGGGATGCACTAACAGACGCTGATTACAATGTTGCACTAGGACAACAAGCAATAACTTCAGATACTTTAGGTAGTTATACTACAGCTATTGGTTATGGTGCTTTAAACGATCAAAACTTTACAAGCGCAACAAATACTTACAACACCGCTGTTGGTGCTTTAGCAGGTGGAGCAGTAACCACAGGTGTAAACAACACATTCGTGGGTGGTCTTGCAGGTGATGCTACTGATGATGGTGATAACAATACGGCTATGGGATGGGCCGCATTATCTTCAAATTGTGGTGATGCCAATACTGGTATTGGTTTTGGTGCGTTAAATGAGTGTACTGGTGCAGATAATACTGCTCTTGGAGCTACTGCGGGAAATAGGATAACCAGTGGTACTAACAATATGATGTTAGGACATGACTCAGGAGAAACTGGAAGCCCCGGCGGCAACATGACTTCGCAAGACAATAGGATAGTTTTAGGCGATGAAAATATTACTAATGCTTACATACAGGTAGATTGGACAGTATCCTCTGATGCGCGAGACAAAACAGACTTCACAGCCCTAGACCTTGGCTTAGACTTTGTAAAAGCTCTAGCACCTGTTACCTACAAGTGGGACAAGCGTAGCAAGTATGGCGATAAGTCTGCTGAAGACTACGATCTTAACGCACAGACCCCAGACGGAACTCACAAAGAAGATTGGTTGGACATTGGCTTTAAAGCGCAAGAAGTTGAAGCCCTTGAAATTGCCGCAGGGTACACAAAAGAAAACAAAACTAACCTAGTCTCTAGCCACACAGATGACGGTAAGCAGATGGGTCTACAGTACAGCAAGTTTGTACCAATCCTTGTCAAAGCTATCCAAGAGCAACAAGCTCTGATTGAATCATTAACCGCCCGTATTGAGGCACTAGAATCTTAAAAGGAGATAAACAATGGAAGACCGAACAGCAGAACAACTAGCACAAGACTACTCAGCAATGGGTGACAGTGTAGCTCTTATCAACGCGATTATCGCAGGCGACTCTATGGCAGAAGATTCTGCCGAAGACCGTCAAGACTGTGTTGACCGCAACACTCAGCACCTTGAGCTTATGGTTGCTAAAGAAGATTGGGGTAGTGAAGACATGACCGCTGCTAATGCTGCTATCAGCTCAGGTAATGGCTACACCGCGTCTTAGAAGGAAGCCTTGGTAATGATTGCAGAGCTTGTCGCTTTCAATGCTGCTTTTGGAGTAGTCAAGCAGCTCATTGGAAACGGCAAGGACTTGCACGATTGTTTCGGCCAGATAGGCCAGATGGTCAATGCTAAAGAAGATCTAAAGGCTAGGCAACAAAAGAACAAGAAGTCTTTATTTAGCAGTGACATTGAAGAGTTTATGGCTCTTGAGCAAATAGCTAAGGCAGAGCAAGAGCTGCAAGATTTTATGCTATATCATGGTAGGGCTGGATTGTGGGACGACTTTATTGTGTTTCAAGCTAAGGCTCGCAAGGCGCGATTAGAGGCTAAGAATGCACACGCAAAGAAGATAAACCAGCGGATGCACTACGCAGGTCTTGCAGTTGGATGTATCTTGGTTGCTGTCGGGCTATACGCCTGCTTCACAATAATATATGCGGTTGTGAAGTAGGTATGGACGTACTAGACGCTATTGGGGCAATATGGCCCATCGCCTTGGGATTTGTAACCTTGGTTATCGTGCTTGCCAAGATGCACGCTGATATCGAGCAGATTAAGGAGAAGATCCGAATACTGTTTGAGCTGTGGAATAATCGAAATAAATAAACTAGGAGTAGGTATGAGTGAGCAGCAAGAGCAGCAACCCGTAATTCTGACCATCGACGATCAGGAGTATGACGTAAATGAACTTGGTAACGACACCAAAGTGCACTACGTCGAAGTGGTTAACCTGCGTAAACAGCTTGCTGATTTGCAGAATCAAATTGCGGCAGCACAGCAGCAAAGTATTAACTTACAGGTTGCATTAGGCTTCCGTGAAAACGCTCTGCGTGAATCAATCCAAGTGGTTGAAGAACCTGAAGCAGAATTGGTGAACTAATGGCCGAGACTCATGCCAGCAAAGCGTTAAAGAAGATTGAGATTCATGAGGCTGAATGCAGCCTGCGGTACGAGTCAATTAAAGAGCGGTTAGACTCCGGGTCACAACGCTTTGATAAGTTAGAGCGAATGATCTGGGGTATCTACCCCGTCATGATTGCTTCTTTAATAGCCATCGTTGGCTTGGTAATAGCACAATGAAATTTGACGCAATTAAAGGATTAATCGGTACGTTAGCCCCTACTATTGGGAAGGCGCTCGGTGGGCCTTTAGGTGGTGCTGCGGCACAAACAATCGCCAGTGTGCTTGGCTGTAAGACTGACGAAAAATCAATCACTACCGCAATCCAAGCGGCAACCCCTGAACAGCTTGCAGACATCAAGAAAGCTGAACTCGGTTTCAAGACCAGAATGAAGGAGCTGGATGTAGATGTTTTCAAACTTGAAACAGATGATATCCAGAATGCGCGAATGGCTTTCAAAGGTGACTGGACGCCAAAATTTATTGCGGTTGCTTGCGTTCTATTCTTCGGAGGTTACATCGCGCTGGTCACGCTACAAGACCCTGTTGCTACAGACAATGGCATTGTTAATCTTGTGCTTGGTTATTTGGGTGGGATCGTCTCATCTATCATAAGTTTTTATTACGGGGCTTCTCACAAGCATGACGAATGATGCGATTAGTTAATATGCTAAAGCGGCACGAAGGCGTTAGAGATAAGGTCTATATGTGCTCTGCTGGGTACGAGACCATTGGCGTTGGTAGGAATATCAGTGAATCTGGCCTTGGACTTTCTGATGACGAAATAGAATATTTGCTAGTTAATGATATTAGACGCTGCCGAAAAGAGCTAACCCAAGAGTATGAATGGTTCTCAAGTTTAGACAGCGTGCGTCAAGACGCCATAATCGACTTGTCATTCAATCTTGGACAGACCAAACTTAGAACATTCGTCAAAGCTCTTGGCCATATGGCTACTGGTAATTACGAGGAAGCTGGACAAGAGTTTTACCGTAGTCGCTGGGCTGAACAGGTTGGCGACCGCTCATTAGAAATTTGCCAGATGATTAGCTCTGGAGAATATCAGGTTAGATAAAATGCCTTTACAAAAATTTATATTTAATCCAGGTATAAACAAGCAGGGAACTAGCTACACTGCGGAAGGAGGCTGGTTTGATGGCAATCTTGTTAGGTTTAGAAAAGGATTTGCTGAAAAGATAGGCGGTTGGGAAAAATATATATCTGTCTCTTATGAAGGAACTGGCAGAAAGCTACACGCCTGGGTTGACTTAGACGGCACAAAGCTTCTTGGACTAGGAACTCGATACAAGCTGTACATCCAGGAAGGTTCTAGTTACAACGATATCACCCCTATAAGAAAGACTTCTGCTGCAGGCGCTGCGACCTTTGCCGCTGTCAATGGTTCTTCAACCTTAACGATCACTGATTCAAACCATGGCGCAAACATAAACGACTTTGTTACTTTTTCAGATGCAGCGTCATTAGGCGGAAACATTATTGCAGACGTTTTAAACCAAGAATATCAGATTGTTTCAGTCCCAACGACAAACACCTATACCATCACGGCAAAAGACACAGATGGCGCTACAGTCACGGCTAATGGCAGTGATACTGGTAATGGCGGATCTTCTACTGTTGCTGCGTATCAAATAACAGTTGGTCTAGATGTCTTTGTTGACGGTACAGGTTGGGGTGTTGGCGGATGGGGCTCTGGAACTTGGGGTTCAACTAGCTCTTTAACAGATGCAAACCAGCTTCGGCTGTGGTCTATGGATAACTTTGGTGAAGATCTGTTTGCCTGCCCAAGAGCTGGAGGACTTTACTATTGGGATAAGTCTAACGGACTTAATACTAGGGCTGTGGCGTTAAACTCTTTGGCTGGCTCTAACCTTGCGCCGACAAAAGGACTTCAAGTTCTTATCTCTGACGTTGATCGACACGCTATTGTATTAGGCGCAGATCCTATTGTTTCTGGAATAAGAAACGGTGATATTGATCCGTTACTTGTAGCATTTTCTGACCAAGAAAACATTTCAGACTGGGAGCCGAGATCCGACAACACAGCAGGGTCTTTAAGATGTTCTGCTGGATCTGAGATTATTGGCGCTGTAAGAGCTAGACAAGAAACTTTGATCTGGACTGACGTTGCGCTTTATAGCCTACAGTTTATTGGACCGCCGTTAACCTTTGGCCTTAATCTTTTAAACGAAGGCGTAAGTTTGATTGGACCAAATGCAATGGTTAACTCTCCATCTGGAATATTCTGGATGGATAAGAAAGGATTCTACAGGTATAACGGATCTGTTGAGCCCGTTCCTTGCACTGTACATTCTTACGTTTTTGATAACCTTGACGAAGGACAATCTTTTCAAGTTGTCGGTACGTTGAACAAGCAGTTTGATGAGGTTAGCTGGTTTTATTGCAGCCTTGGCGCCACTGCCGTTGATCTTTATGTGACATTTAACTATGTAGAAAACACTTGGTCTATTGGTCAGCTATCTAGAACAGCTTGGTTGGACGAGGGTATCTTTAATCTTCCAACTGCTGCTGGTAAGTATGGCGACACGCCGTACTTATACTCTCATGAGATTGGCTATAACGCGGATGGCGAGCCAATGGATAACGTTTTTGTTCAGAGTGCTGATTTTGACATAGGCGAAGGTGAAGACTTTCAGTTTATTAAACGTTTTATCCCTGATGTTAAGTTTCAAGGATCTGGTTCTGACCAAACGATTAACGTTCAGATCAAGACAAGAGACTATCCTGGGCAGAGCTTTACAACAGATCAGACATCGTCATTCACAAGCACTACTAACAAGATAGATATGAGAGCTAGAGCAAGACAGGCGGCTCTTCGATTTGAATCTGATGATGATGGCACAAATACTCAAAAGATAGATGTTGGCTTTAGGATTGGGGGAACGCGATTAGATATACAACCTAATGGTCGCAGATAATGGCTAAGATACTTAATACGGCACTGCCGTTTGCCAACTCTGAGACTGTTGGCAGGGATGTATTTAACAAGGCGATCAGGCTTATAGAGCTTAATTTAAATGCGTATGATCCAAGCGCAACGCCTCAGTTTACAAATCAAAGCATATCGGAATTACAGTTTAACGCAGGCGATGTCATTTGGAATCTAAGTATAAATGCCCTGCAAGTCTATACTGGCAATGAGTTTGTAAACATATCAACGCCATCGACCGCTGGCCTACAGGGATCTACCGGCGTTGGAGAAGTTCAGGTTATAACTAATGGTTCTATAACTGTGGGTATTGATTAATGAATGATATAAAGAGAGTTGATTCTATCGTTAAAGCACCACCACCTCAGTATGTAAAACCTAGAGGTTTCTCTAGCATGTTGCCTAACAAAAGACCAGTAACTAAGATAAACTAATGACAGCTACAGCAACCAAAAAAGATCCAGCAAAGTGGGCGGCAGCTAAGTCCAGAGCCAAGGCTAAGATGGGTGGCAAACACTCTGCTCGAGCAATGCAACTTGCTGTAAAGTATTACAAAGGTTCTGGTGGTACTTACTCAGGCCCGAAGAAAAAAAGTAGTAACAAACTTTCTCAGTGGAGCAAGCAGGATTGGGGAACAAAGTCTGGCAAGCCGTCTACGCAGGGACCTAAAGCTACCGGCGAGCGGTACTTGCCCAAGAAAGCAAGACAGGCGCTATCGAGCCAAGAGTATGCGGCAACGACTAAGGCTAAGAGAGAGGACACAAAATCTGGCAAGCAGTTCTCATCACAGCCTAAGAAGATTGCTGATAAGACAAAGAAGTACAGGACCGCAAAAGATGGCGGGTTCTTTACTAAGAGCAACCATCGAGGCTGCGGTGCTGTTATGCCAGGTAGAAGAAAGAAGACAAGGTATTCTTAATGTTTAAGCGTCATGTGCAAAACTTTAGGGTAGGTGGTGCCGCTAAGAAGAATAGAGGCAGGCCGATTAGGCGCACTACTTCTGGAAGTAAGCCTAATTACCGACAGACGGAAGAAGGCGCTGGCATGACAGAGGCTGGGGTTAGAGCGCATAAACGCGCTAATCCTGGTAGTAAATTGCAGACCGCTGTTACAGAGAGCAAGCCTACAGGCAAGAGAGCAGCTAGAAGAAAATCATATTGCGCGAGGTCCGCTGGACAGATGAAGCAGTTTCCAAAGGCAGCGAGAAACCCAAACTCTAGATTGCGTCAAGCAAGACGCCGATGGAAGTGTTAAATGAGTATTCGTAAGTTACCTATAAAGATGATGGCTGGTGGTCATATTGGTAGTCACCTTGGCGGAACGCCAAATTTAAGTTCGGGTCGAATGATGGCAAACCTTGGCGGTGGCGATATAATTGGGGGTGGCTCCATCGGAGGCTCTTTACGAACTGGCGATATTGGAAGAATTGGGAGTTTTTCTGATATCGCTGGATCTTCAGACTGGGGAAATTTTTTTGGCGGACTGCCAGGTGCAAGCTTAGGAAACATTGGCGGTACACTAGGCGTCCCCACCGCATCACAGTTTTCTGGTAGCGGACAACTTCCATTGAACGTTGATATGCCATTTAGCCATATTAACTTTGACGAAGGCCCTCAGATTAGCGACTTTGATCGTAATGAGGATGGCGAAATAAGCGACGAAGAGCGTTCTGAATTTCAAAAAGCGATGAGCATCTTTATCGCACAAAATAATCAGGCAAGTGACCCTGCTGTTACTGATAACTTCTCCAGCCCAGTTACCAAGGACGAAGAAAGACCGGTAAAAGAGCCTGGAGAAGATGACGCAAATTTTCTAGAAAGACTTGCCGCTTGGGCAAGAAGATTATTTGGAGGCGAAGGTAACATTCAGATAGGCGGGATCCCTAACTTTCCAGGTGGTGGATTTCCAACGTTTCCATTACCAGGTAGCGGCAATCCTCGCGGTGGTGGCACACCCACGCCTACACCGACACCCACACCGACACCTACGCCTGACCCTGATCCTCCGCCTACTACGCCCGTTACACCGACACCCACGCCTGATCCTGACCCAGTAGGCGATGGAACTGGCGGTGGTACGACCACTGGCCCTATAGATAATGGTACAGGCGGAGGCACCACAACCGGTCCTATAGACACTGGCACGGGTGGTGGCACAGGTGGTGGTACAGGTGGCGGGACTCCTAATGACCCAATAGATCGAAGGGATGGCCCTAACGATCAACGCCCTAATGACGAGCCAGTATACATACCTCAATTTCCAGACTTGCCTTCCGGCGGGAATAGATCTGGAACTCAAACTGGAGGAGGCACAACTATGCCGACAGATAAAACTCAACCCAAAGATTTGCAGTTAGCTGCTCGTAATGCGGCTATGAATGTTTATAACGATCCTGCAAACTTTGAGCGGTTTGCGCCAAGTCCTTTGCAAACAATGGATTCTCGATACAGGGGCATCTCTAGCTTTCTACCTTCCGGTGAGATCACGCCTTACGGCATGAACTACCAAGGGCTTGAGGGTATGCAGTATGCAAACTATGGCGGTGGCAGACCGTTGCAAAGCTCTGGTCCTTTAACAACTTATCAAAGACCCTCGACAGGTGGTGGCACAACAGGTGGTGGCACAACAACGCCCCCTGGAGATACGGACACGGGCTTACCGAGAGACGATATCGATTCTGATGTTGAGATTCAAACAGACGATTACTATGAATCCATTTATCCTAAACCTGTCCGGTCTGACTTTCCGCCTTTTAGCGGAAGAGGTCAGATGGCTTCTCAAAAAGAATACGAAACCGCTTTAGAAGAATGGGAGCAGCGAAAAAAAGATTTTGATAGGTCTATTTCAGAAATCAGCGGGGGAGGACTTGGCGAGTTAGGGATTGGCGGTATCGGATCTTTAGGTAGTATTGCTGGATTTAGCGCAGGTGGATCTACTGACTTCCCAAGAAAGAACGGACAAATATCCGGCCCTGGCACTGAAAGATCTGATGACATTCCGGCCATGTTAAGCGATGGTGAGTTTGTTGTTAACGCTAAAGCAGTTCGAGGAATAGGCGATATGATGGGCGCTGATGGCGGCAAACACGATCAAAGACGAGAAGGCGCACGGGCTATGTATGCGCTTCAGAAGATGGGCGAAAAAGCTGCGGGGATGTCACGATGAGTGAAACAGTATTAACTGATCAGGAACAACCATATGTTCTTCCGAGTGCTTCGCAGCAGTATTATGATCCTGCGGTAGAGCTTACCTCAAGGAACCTTTTGGCGAGTTACTTCGGAACGCCTGATCAACCAGGTTTAATAAACCAGCAGATTCCCATTCCGATTCAGCAAGTCGCTGGTCTTTCTCCGCTTGAAATACAAGCTAGAAATGCAGCGCAAGGACTTGGTGGATTTGGTGGCCAACTTGCTGAAGCGGAAAGAATGTATCGTCAGTCTGGGCAAGGATTCGATCCCGGAACGGCTGGTATCTATGGAGATCCTCAAGCTCGAGCTTTGTATATGCAAAGCATTGGCGCTTATGATCCAACCATGGGGCAACAGTTTCTCGACGCCGAAGGGCGATCAATGATGCGAGGTGCATCTCAAGAGTTAGGTGATCTTTCTAGAAAAATACCCGGGCAAATTAATCTTGCTCAAGCTGGTATGCGAGAAGGCGAAGATTTAATTAGACAAGGCGCTGCAAGCTCTGCCGATGAAGCTGCGATAGCTCAGAGAATGGCTTTAATGGCCTCTGGTAGGGTTGGAGGTCAAGCTGACACTGGCCAAATGGCAATGAATCGAGCTGCTTCTAATATAGGTACTGGTGTATCGCAAGCGAAGACAGAGTCTCGATACCAAGAAGGTCAAGCTCAGTCTGAAGCTGAAAATTTAAGAAAGCAGTTACAGGGATTTGGTGACCAAGCCGGTGCAGGTGCTCGGCAAGGAGAGGCTCAAATACAAAGCGCCTTAAAAGATGTTCGACCAGAAGTATTAAGAGGACAAGCTCAAGCAACTGCGGCAGAACAAGCAGCTATTCAATCTGCTCAAAGTCTTTCTTCACAGCTCGGAACTATCGGTAGAGAAGCTGGAGCAGGCGCTAGGCAGGGTGAATCTCAAATTCAATCTGCCTTAAGAGGTGTTCGACCTGAAGTCTTAAAAGGACAAGCTCAAGCAACTGCCGCAGAGCAAGCGGCTATAAGCTCTGCTCAAAGTCTTTCTTCACAACTTGGAACCATAGGTAGAGAAGCTGGTGCAGGTGCTCGACAGGGAGAGGCAGCTATCGCTGCAGCTTCAAGAGGGATTAGGCCAGAAGTTTTGAGCGGTCAAGTTCAGGCAACTGCTGCAGAGCAAGCGGCCATTCAATCTGCCAAAAGTCTTTCTTCACAGCTTGGAACCATAGGTAGAGAAGCTGGAGCAGGCGCTCGACAAGGAGAGGCTCAAATACAAAGCGCCTTAAGAGATGTTCGACCCGAGGTATTAAGAGGACAAGCTCAAGCAACTACCGCAGAACAAGCGGCTATAAGCTCTGCCAACACATTATCTTCTCGGCTGGGGCAAATAGGAAAAGAAGCCGGTGCAGGCGCTCGACAAGGAGAGGCAGCGATAGCTGCAGCTTCAAGAGGTATAGGTTCTCAAGTTGGAACGGCTCAACAAAGAGCTTTAGAGGCGACAACAAGGGCAAGGGCTCAAACAGCTCAAGCTGGAAGGCAGTTAGAAAGTGCTGGCGAATCATCTAGAAAATACGCTCAAGAAGGCATAGCTGCATTAAAAGGAACTGGCGCTCAATTTGATCCATCTACTATTGATAGGTTTATGGATCCGTATACTCAAAACGTAATTGATGCTGAACAGGCAGAGATTGAAAGGCTTGGTAACAAGCAGAGGCAACAGGCAAAAGCTCAAGCCATTCAATCTGGTGCTTTTGGTGGATCTAGAGGCGGCATTGAGCAAGCTGAGATCGGTAGAAATATCTTGCAGCAGCAGGCTAAAACTGGTGCTCAATTAAGATCTCAAGGCTATCAGCAAGCGGCGCAACAAGCGCAGCAATCCTTTGAGCAAGCTCAAGGCCGTCAGCAAAACCTTGGACAACTGACCTCATCCCTTGGCCAAGCTGGCGCAGGAACTCAATTACAAGCAGCACAAGCGGCAGGAAACTTAGGCTTATCTGCGGAAGAGCTGGCTCAGTCTGGCGCATTCCAGGGCGGTCAACTTGGTATGACAAGCAAGATGAACGAAGGTCAGCTTGCTGAACGAGCGGCAAACCTTGGTATTAGCACTGATCAGCTTAGATCTCAATTAGAAGGTCAAGGTCAAGCTGCACAAATGGCTGGACAACAGATGGCTCAACGAGGAGCTTTAGATCGCTCTCAGTTAGGTATATCAGGCTTACAAACTCAATCTCAGTTAGCTGAAAGAGCAGCTAACCTTGGAATTAGTACTGATCAATTACGATCTCAGATGGCTCAACAAGGTCAAGCATCTGAAGCCAGTTCTCAACAGATGGCGCAAAGAGGAGCATTAGATAGAGCGCAGCTTGGCATGACAGGTCGAATGAACGAAGCTCAACTCGGAGAACGTGCAGCAAGCTTGGGCATAAGTACCGATCAATTAAGATCTCAATTATCAGGTCAAAGTCAACAAGCAGAAATGTCGTCACAGCAGATGGCGCAAAGAGGAGCATTAGATCGTTCTCAGTTAGGAATGACTGGGCAAATGAATCAAGCTCAACTTGCTGAAAGAGCAGCTAACTTAGGCATTAGTACCGATCAATTAAGATCTCAATTATCAGGTCAAAGCCAACAAGCAGAAATGTCGTCACAGCAGATGGCTCAAAGAGGAGCATTAGATCGTTCTCAGTTAGGTATATCAGGCTCACAAACTCAATCTCAGTTAGCAGAACGTGCCGCTAATCTTGGAATCAGCACTGATCAGTTACGCGCTCAACTAGCGGGTCAAGGTCAAGCTGCTACTCAGCAAGGCCGACAGATGAGCCAAACAGGCGCATTCCAAAGAGCCCAAACAGGTACGCAGGGCCAGCAAGCTCAAGCAAACATTGCCAATCAAGCCGCTCAATTGGGTATCTCTACAGCGGAACTTCAAGCGCGGTTGGGTCAACAAGCATTTAGCACGGCTCAATCTCAAGGTCAGGCTGGGATGCAAGCTGGTAGAGATATCGGTAGCTCTGCTGCTCAACGTGGTCAGCTTGGCATGCAAGGTATTGGCGCTCAAATAGGCGCTGCTGGCCAACGTGCAGACATTGGTCAAGGCATGGCCTCTCAGTACGGCCAAGCTCAACAGATGGGCATGGGCAGTTATGAAGACCAAATGCGTAGGATGCAAGGCGCAGCAAGTGGTATGTTTGGTCAGACGCAACAACAGTATGGGACCGCCCTTAATGCATACGGCGCAAGTGGATCTGCACAACGAGGAGGCGCTGCGGGTATTGCCGGACTTGGTCAGCAAGGATACAACATGCTTACAGGTCAGATCGGAACCATGGCAGGGCTTGGACAGACTGGTCGAGGCATTCAGGATCGCGCTTATGGCAATCAGTATACTGCTGCGACACAGATGGCTGATGAGCCGTACATGAGATTACAGCGTGGCCAGCAAATGCTTGGCGGATTGGCTGGATACTTGCCAACATACTCAAGCGGGTATGGTACTCAGTCTAATCAAGTTGGGGCTTATCAAGATCCAAGCACAGCCGCTAAGATTGGTGGTTACTTAGGATTAGCAGGCCAAGGTTTAGATTTTTATAATCAATATCAAAACCGCAACAACCAGGGAGGATAAAGTCATGAACCGACAAGATATGATGTACCGTCCAGAAATCTATGACCGTCCTATGTTTCAGACACCGCAGACCCGCCAAGGTAGCGGTATCATGGCGGGTGTTGCGCCTGTTCAAGGGTTTGAAGATGGCGGTCTTGTTGCTGAAGACTTCTTCTCTATGGAGCAGACTGAGCAAGGTTCTGGAATGAACCTTCGAGACTTGACTAACATTATCTTTGATCCGTCAGACCCTCTTGATTATATGACCATGGGGCTTCTTTCGTTTCCGCCAGCCTATGCTGCTGCAAAACTAATGAAGGCTGGCGTCAAAGGATCCAAGCTTGTAAATCAAATGGAAAAGTTTGACACCTTAAAAGACGCCGCCGGTACAGGTGCTAAATCTGCTGGGGCGTTTGAAGGCGTTAGGCTTGCCGGAGAAGTTCCAAGGTTATTTGAAGATGAAGAACCGCAGTTTTCAGATGAAGTTATGGAGGTTGCTAGTGCTATTAGCAACCTTCGACAGAAGCCAGATCCTGATGCTATTAGAGCAAGAGTCGCTGAATCATATGGCGATGACTTTGCCGCCCAGGTAATGGCCGCGCAAGGATTTGCGAATGGTGGCATTGCATCAATCGTTCCTAAGTTTGCGGGAGGATCTCTTGGCGGTGTTTTAATCGATAGCATACTCTTCCTTAAGAAATCAGGTGGCCCTTGGATTGAAAAGACGCTTGATGCGTTGAAGCGGGGCGAGATTGACGCTGAAGATGCAAGAAGTCTTGATCTTCCCGAGGACCTTATACAAGGCAGTGTTGGTCTTAAGGGAGGAATAGATGATATGGGCGGGGTTTTGTCACCGGCAAATGTAAGAAGAGCTGGTGATGATATTCCTGAGTTTGAAGATGATGTTATTAGAAGTGCTGAACAATCTCTTGGTGCAGGAGGCAGGAGCCCTCTTGATAATATTCCTGACGTTCAAGATGATGTTATGAGAAGCGCAGATGACTTGATTCCTCCCGATATTCCGATGATGGATCCTAGTGCTAGGCGTGGTATAGAGATGCTTGATCCTGGCGCTCCTAGACCAAGAGTTAGATCTGGAGATAGACCCGATGTCGAGATGCAAGACCCAGGCATACCTCTTGATCGTTCTGGAAATGTAATCCCTATGGCCTCTTCTTCGGAGCGAGCTGCCGCAGCAGCAGGCGGTACACGCGCAGCAAGAGGCGGCATAGAAGCATTAGCCAAGCCGCCACTGACAACAAAACAGAAAGCTGCATTAACCGCCGGAACAGTTGGCGGAGGAGCGGGAATAGCACTTACTGCCGCAAACTTTCTTGGCGACGATGAAGAAGTTGTAGATCAAGCGGCAATAGATGCTCAAGCGGCTGCTGCTGCCCAAGCTACAATAGATGCCCAAGCCGCTGCAGAAGCTTCGATAACGGAACCACCACCAACGCCGCCAGAACCCAGCTTTCTTTCTAAAGCTGGTGATGTTGTTGGCGGTCTTCTTGCCGATAAGAAGCTTCGAGCTGGCTTGATAAGAGCCTCTAAGCCGACAGAAGGCTTTGTGCCTAGAAGCTTTGCTGCTGATGTATACGAAGGCGGGCGAGACTATGAGATTGAGCAGGCCAAGCTTAAGAATTATGAGCAGGCTGGCAAGACGGCTATGGAAAAGAACTATGAGCTTATAAAATCTATAAACCCAGGAATAAAAGACGAAGAAGCTTTAAGTCTTTTACTGAAGTCCTCAGACGGTAAAGAAGCCTTCAGGGCCAGCTTGTTTACAGCCGCTTACAAAAACCCTTTGTTAGTTGATGCAAATGGTCAACTTAAGCCTGGGACCGTTGAACAAATAGAAGATACTGTAAATTCTGCTTATGGAGGAGAGAAAAAGGCAGATCCTAGTACATCTGGTGTGGGATCTCAAACTAGAGTCACATTGCCAGGAGCTTCCGCAACCTAATGATTACTGTAGATTTGCCTGACGGAAGATCAGTTGATGTCGATACGGATGATAAAGCTTTTGCTTTAAAATCTGCTCAAAATTTTTACGACAACAATCCTATACAGGAAAGAGCAGTTGAATTTGGTGAAGAAGATGTTTCCGCTCCAGGAGAAATAGCTAGAGCCATAGGCGCTGGATTGGTTGGCGGGGTTGAAGGACTTGCAAGCTTCCCTGCGGAGATAATTGATTTCGTTTCTGATGGAGAAACAAACCAAGCAGAAACGGTTAGAGAGTTTTATTCGCAGTTCAAGCCAACAACATCAACCGGCTTAGGTGAAGCTGTTAAGTTTCTTACTCAGTTCGCCGTTCCAGGCGGACTAGCTGCAAAAGCTGCCAAAGCATACAAGCTAGGTAAAGCAGGACAACTTGGCGCGTTTGGCGCTGCTGATGTACTGGCAACAACACCTGACGTTGAGACTCTAGGTGACTTTTTTGATGGAGGACCTACCAAAAGAATAGATACGGATCAGTTAGAAGGATCTGAAAGAGCTGCTGCAGAACTAACCAACAGGCTAAAGGTTGCTGCTGAAGGTGCAGCTATAGTTCTTGGTGCTCCAAAAATTCTAGGTTTAGCTGGCGCTGGAATTGGCGCTACTGCTGACGCAGTTTCAAGAACTTCAATGGCTCAGAAGGCTGCTCAAAAAGCTGAAAGCGCATTGAGTGCAGTCAAAGATAAGGAAACCTTATACAAATTAACTGGAGTTAATTCGGGATTAGAAAATCCTCAACTTCGAAAGAGAATGATTGATAAGGCATACTCTAAGTTAAAGAATAACTTTACGTTTCAGGGCGAAATGCCAAATGAAGTGGCAAAGCAGCTTGATGCTATAAAGTTGCAGCAAGTATCTTCTGACAATCAGTTTGCAAGAAACAGCTTTGAAGAAATAGACAATGGATTAAAGTCGTTAAAGAAGGCTGGCAAGCTTAACGCTGAAGATGAAAGATATGCATTAAACGCTCTCAATGACTTTATGTTTGCTGAACCCAGAACGATAGGCGGTAAGACTGTAAGTCGAGAGCTTGTCAGACAGCAAGGAAGAAGCATTCTTGAAAGCCTTGATAAAGAGATAGCTTCATCTGATATGAAGTCTTTGTTCGGCAAAAAAGATTACAGTCTTTTAAGATCAGCTGAAGATTTCAGAGGGTATATAGACAATCTTTCTACATCTCTTTCAAAAGAAGATCAGTTCCTTGATCCAGATCTTAACAAGGCTTTGGTAAAAGCTATTGGGGAAACAAACCAAAAATATTATGGCACTAGGCTTTATAGAACCATTAAGTCTTCTCAAGAATATGTTCCCAGCATGGAACAAATAAAAGCAGCTCAAGAAGAGATAATTGAAGCAAGCAGGCAGGCGGGTGATGAGCTAACTCCGGATCAGGCTTTATCTCAACTAAACGTTATGAGAAGTAACGTTCAGTTTTCAAATGCAAAGATGAAACCTAACATGATGTTTGAAGAAGAAACATTAAAGGGTGTAAAGCAAGGAGTTTTGAAAAACAAGAAGTTGGATAATCTTCCAGCTATTAGAGACTTCTTGGGAGAATACTCTGGCGGATCTGATGTCATCGGAAGAGTCCGAAAGGACGGAACTTCTTACGAAGATGGCGTCATTAGGCAAAGAAGTTTAGAAGAACAAAGGATTGGGTTGAGAACTAAAGCCGTTGAAACTGTTGATGTGATATCAAAGCAGTTGTCTCAAGCAAGTTATTTTAAAAATCTTCTTAAGTACAATGATTCTTTGCCTCCTGAAAGCAAGTTCATACTTGATAACGTTCAGATTACTCGGCCAGAAGACCTTGGTGCTTACTCTAGGATTGGCTTTAGTTCGCCAGATCCAACTGGAGAAATAACAGAATCAATGAAGATGAGGTTTGGCCCACTTGCAGGAAAGTACGTCAAGAAAGATTACTTAAGAGCCCTTGAGGATGCTAAAACAACCTTGGGAGATGGCCCTTTAAATAAACTGTATGCAACCTTTCTCGGGATAAAAGGTATGTCCCAGGTTGCAAAGACGGTCTACAGTCCTATTACCCAGATAAGAAACGCTACGACTGCAGCTTTCTTCGCGTTAAAGAATGGCAATTTTGGAAATGGCGAAACGTTATTAAACTCCATGCAAACAGTCTTAAGTCAAATAGGCCAAAGAAAAGTTGGTGAAGGACTAAGTCTTCCAGGAAGTATTGATAAAGGATTAAGTCTTCCAAGAAGTAACGCCAAGGCCGGTTCAAAACAAGCCATTGATGAGTATTACAGAAAGATGATTGAGCTTGGAATTGTTAATTCCAACGCAAAAATGGGTGAGTTTGAAAGTCTTTTCAAGGATGCTTTGCAGGCCAAGAGTGGCGTGCTTGGTGGTAACATCATGAGAAAAGTTCTTAGCGCAGCGGAGAACACTCAAAACAGATTTTCTGGAAAGTTATACCAAGGATCTGATGATGTTTGGAAAATATATAGCTATGAGATGGAGCTTGGCAGACTAAGAGATGCCTTTAGCAAGAGCCCGACTAACATACCTGTAACCGATGCTCGAAACATTATTGATTTGCAACAGTCTGGGTTAACGCCAAGTCAGCTTAAGGGCGATCAACTTGAAAACTTTCTTCAAAGAGAAGCTGCCGAGATCGTAAAGGATACAGTGCCTAACTACGCTAGGGTTCCTGAGTTCATTAAAACTTTAAGAAAAGCTCCTTTAGGAAACTTCATTGCGTTTCCTGCTGAGATAATCAGAACCAGCGGAAACGTAATTGGTCGGTCGATTAAAGAATTAGCAAGCGAATCTCCAGAGATTAGATCTATTGGCATGAGGCGTTTAATGGGAAGTCTAGCTGTAGATGGCGGCATAGCTGGCGGTCTTTCCGCTTCTGCAATGATGCTCACTGGATCTTCACAAGAACAAGTAGATGCTTTTAAAAGATCTTTTGCTCAAGATTGGGAAAAGAATGCAACACTTATACCAATCGCTTCTGACAAGGACGGCAATGTCACGGAGGTTTACAATTTTTCTTACACAAACCCATACGACTATCTTACTAAGCCAGCAAGAGCTGCATTTAATGCTGTTAATAATGGCATTACAGCAGAAAAAGATCTTTCAAATATAGCTCTTGATGCAGCCTGGGAAAGTAGTGGTGAGTTCTTTTCTCCGTTTTTCAGTGAGTCAATTATTACTGAAAAAATATTAAATCTTGGACGAAACAAAAACGCTTATGGCGGTCAGATATATAACGATGCGGACCCACTTGGGTTAAAGGTTTCAAAAGGATTCGCTCATTTTGCAGAAGGTTTAACTCCAGGCATAAGCCCAATATCTCTTAAGGGAGATGTGTCTAGTCCGGCTTATATTGGTTACGATGTAAAGGATTTTCCAAGGGCCATAGGTCAGGCTTTGGGCGCAGACGCAATGTCCGGTGTTAACAAAAGAGGTGTTAGGATTGATGCTGCGGGTAAGTTTGTTGAAGCTTTAAGCGGTGTTAAAACCATTAAGCTTGATATAGAAAAAACCCTACAGTATAGAGGGTACGAAGCCGCTCGACAGGTAAGAGAAGCCTCTAGGATCTTTAACCAGGTCGCAAAGTCTAGAGGAAAAGTCGAAGCTTCGGCTGTAACTAAAGCTTATATTCTTGCTAACGAACAAAGGTTTAAAGCATTGCGAGACCTAAGCGTTGCTATCGATGATGCAGAAAAACTTGGCATTGATAAGCCTAGTATTTACAAGTCTTTATCTAAAGCCAAGACGCCTCATATTCCTGAACTGTTTGCAAAACAATTTGTTCCATTCTTCCCAAGCAGTCAGACAATTTCAGAAGCTATTAGAAGCGATAGCAATAAAGTTTCAAACCCATTTGACATGACGGCTATAGGATCTAGTCTTGCAGATTTTTCTAAGATGAGATACACGCCAAAAGCTGTTGAAGAAAGACAACAACAGATGGCACAACCTCCGGGCTCCATCATGCCGCCACCTATTCCTGGTGCTGTACCACCGCCTTCACCTCCGCCACCTCAATCATTATTTAACCGTGGCATAGAAGCACTGCGAGATATAGAATTAGATAAACTAATGGGTTCCTAATCTATTGTTACCACAACGTAAAAAGAAGACCGGAAAATACTTTGCTCAGAAGGTAGAGTACGATGGCATCAAGTTTGACTCAAAGCTTGAAGCTGCAAGATACAAGATCCTGAAAGGCAAAGAGGAAGATGGCGAGATCGAACAGGTCGAAGTCCAGGTTCCTTATCATTGCGTGGTCGAAGGCAAGAAGATCTGCAAGTACATCGCAGACTTTAGGTACTGGTGCAAGGACCAGTATGTCGTGGAAGACACCAAGGGCATCGTGACCCAGATCTTCTCCCTAAAAAAGAAACTGGTCGAAGCACTCCACCCCGGCGTCATTGTTCACATCATTAAAGACCCAAGAGAATGGCCAGCTAGAACGGTATCCGATCCTCATCCATCACATGCACAGCTACGAACTCAGCATCAAAGTTCTCCCGAATGTGATTAGGCCCCATCATTAAATCAGGATCGAAGTTAGCCTTCGACAGTTCTCGCAATTCGGGACTGCTAAATGACTGTTTGTCAAGCCCTTTAGATACCGTATTAAAGAACACAACTATTCCTGATTGATAAGCGATCTTATCCTCAGTGCTCTTCTCTGGCAGATGATCCGCAGGAACCAGAGCAGGCATCCATAGGTGGTCCTTACAGCCGTTCCTTTGATCATCGAGTGTAAGGTTCTTGCCAAACCTAAAGCATCGCCAGACGGCTCCATTGGACTCCGTGATCGCCTTAGAACTCTTACAGTTCCGGCAGTTAACGGACGCTGGTAGTCGCTTGCCAAGATAGACATCTCGATACACCGACGATTCATTCTTCAATCGCCAATCCTTTTCGTTCATGCCATCACCTGGCGCGTCACTAGCGATGATCCGCTTGGCTTTCTCCTGTGCCTGATCCCAGATCTCAGGGTTGTAGTCAATGATCTCAGAGTAGATCTCGCTGTTGTTTTTGTTGACCACCACAGCAAGCGTCTTCTTGACACCAAAGATCCCCATGTAAGAGTGGATCTGCCACTGATATGTCTTACTCCATCCCTGATAGTCGGCCAGCTTGCACAGTTCCTTAAACCGTTTGTCGTTGGCGCTCTTGACCTCGAGCAGCAGAACTTCTTCCATTGCTTCTGGCAGAACCTTTCTGACAAACCCATCGCAGGAACCAGAGAAGTGTCCGCCAAGGGCGCTTGCACGATACTGCTTGCCATCTTTGTCAACCGGAGAAACGCCAATGACATTGGTGCTCTTGATGTAGTCAACGACTTGATCCTCGATCCGATTGCCCAGATCAAAGAGCCTAAGCATTCTGCCGTCAAAGCTGGAGCTTAAGCACCAATGAAAGTTGAGCCAAATCTTTCTCTCATCATCATCGCCAATACCACTGAACCCCATGTGTCCACGGTTCCTGTCGTTCTGCTCTGAGATAACTTCATCTATCCTGTTAAATATTGATGCCGATAACATTCCAGTATTTCCCCTCTTTCTTTAAGTTTATTTCGCGCACTTCGTCGAAGGCGCCCCCTTCATTGATTAGCCTAACAGCTTCATCTATATCTCTTGGGACATAAATGTTTTGGTTCGACATGATCTTCCACTTCATAGCTGCCATCTCACCGGCCTTACCGTACATACCCACCATGAGCGCGGTTGACTGAGGCCAGTAAGCACCTTGACATGAGAAGTCAACGCTAAGATAAGCATTACCATTCTTTGAGATCTTCTTCTTGGCGAGGACCGAAGTCACTGTGTCTGTTCTGTAAACAGACTTTGCTGATTCAGGGATCTCATCTGAAAGGACATACCCTTCAACAGATTCGTCTGTTTCAACCAAGTCTGGCGGACCACCTGGCCCTGGTTTAGCCCCAACCATTAAATCTAATTCGGGAAGTTCTTCTGCGACAGGCTTGGCCGCATCACACGCAATGCAATGGCTGTACTCAATGTCATTGACACTAAAGCATTCATTGCAGATCCAAATCGCATTTCCTTCTATTGTTGCTGATCTTTTTGGTGTTGCAGTGTCAATGCAACCATGCCGGTCCATGTTGCCGCCGTAGTCTAGAAGCAAGCAATCTTCTTTGTCAGGCCAGGTACGCATACCCCTGCCACATATCTGGACATAGAGCCCGAGCGACTTGGTCGGACGTAGGATCGCAATGCAATCAGTCCTTGGCGCATCCCAACCTTCCGTCAAGACCGCGACATTACAAAGCGCGTTAATATCTCCCCGCTCAAAGCTGTCAAGAATACTTTGCCTTTCAGCCTTGGGCGTTTCACCTGTCACAAACGCAGCCCTGATACCAGAGCGTCTTAGAAACATGCACATCTTTTGAGCATGAAGAACGGTCACACAAAAGAATACAGTGCTGGTTCTGCCTTTGAGATAAGCCTTCTCAAGCCAGTCTTGAATGATGTTATAAATAGTCTTATCGACCATTGCCAGCTCTTCTAGATCTGACTCACGATAATCACCGCCCTTAAACTTAAGCCTAGCCTTGCTCGCATCAATGACAGCTTCCTTGGCTACAGCAAACGCTGACAACCGGCACAAGTACTTATCCTTGATGAGCTCAGGGATGGTTACTGAGTGGGCAATGCCCTCAAAGAAGTGATCCTTTTTCCCATAGATGTAGCCTTGCCCCATCCGGTATGGCGTAGCGGTTACACCCAAGACCTTTGGACACCCGATCTCTTCGAAGTGATTGATGATCTTCCGGTATCTACTATCCAAGTCTGGGCCTACATGGTGGGCCTCATCGATGATGATGTAGTCAACCGGCAATGATTTATCAAGCCTTGTCCTAGAGGCCAGCGTATCTCGGCTGGCGATTATGATTGGCGCGGTGTTATCAAATCTTTTTAAGCTTGCAGCGAGCACACCGCAGGGTGCATTCGGCCAAACTGCTAGAAGCTTTTCTTCCGCTTGTGATATGAGTTCTTGCCGGTGAGCAATGATTAAGAATCTGCTAGAGGGATTCCGATTGTAAAGCTCTTGGATTAGCGTAGTGAATACAACGGTCTTACCAGCTCCGGTAGGGAGCACGATGAGTGGGTTTGTAATCTTCTTATCTAACCAACAGAGAGCTTTGTCTAAAGCTTTTTTCTGGTAGTTTCTGAGTTCCATTAGTGAACTATTCCTTCTCCTGTTATGCCGTTAAGCAAGTTGACTGAAACCTTCTCTTTAATACTTTGAATCGATTTATCAACGCTCTCATGATCAGCGAATGTGTATGCGTGTATGAGTGAGTAAGTGCTCATGACCTCTGATATAGCTTCTAAGGTGTAGTCTTTTTCGACCATGGCCCTAAGCCAATACTTTAGATTCTCATAAACAGCTTCCATCTCCTCATTGCTAAAGGTTATTTCTATCTGGTCTATCTCGTCCATGTATCTCTCCTAATAAGGGGTGATCCGTTGCGACTACTGGTGGATCAAGCCAGTGTAAGAAGGTTTTTATACCCCAAGTCTTTTGAAAAGTTTCGTCAGGTCAAGCCTTCTCAAATACTTTTCACCCTTTTCACCCTTTTCAGGGTGCATTTCTTACGCTGACCAGTTCGAAGTCTGGACTGCTGGTTGTGCAACAGGCTGTGCTACGGGTTGTGCAGGCTGTGCCTGTGCTACCTTGGCTGGCAAGAAGCTCTTAATGCGAGCCTTGGGATCCGGATACTCTGGATTCTTAGACTGCTCAATGTCAGTCACAACATTGACCGGCGTGCTCATCACAGAGTTCACAAGGGCGGACCCGAGAACCTGATTCACATCGCCACCGGCAGAGGCAACGAAGCTTTTGAGCCGAGCCTTGCCGACATTTGAACTGCCGGTGATGACAAAGTTCTCCCACAAGCGCATGTTTGCATGGCTTGGCCCGAGGATCTTGAACTCAAACGCAAGAAAAACATTACCTGCCTTCGAGGTCTTCTCCTCGTACTTGACCGCCTCAACGATGTACTCACCTGGTGGGACAGGACCGTTGTCCGTCATCCCACCGCCTACTTCGACTGCGCTCCAGTCAATACCTTGATCTAATA